GCATAATTCTTTTAGTCGTTCTGTGGTTACAAGAACAATGGTATCTTTCCTTTCCCCCTCAACAATTGCAAACCATTCTGCCTCTGTAGTCGATATTCCAGAATACTTACCTCGACTAGCGTACTCTACGGCTATATTATTGGTTTCTGCCAGTTGAAAATCGGTTTTTACCTCGATTTTTTTGTCTGACAAAAGATTGCCCAATGTCTCCTCGCCAATTTTACCCAGCTCAAGGTCATACTTAAAGTCAGAGTTATAATTCATTTCTTTGTTGGTTTACCGTGCTTTCTTCTCACACTGTTTTTACCCTTCTTGAAGATGTCAACCACCTTATCTTTTCCCATGACCTTAGCACGTTGTTCGCCAACAGTTAAAATTTGTATTTTTCTGGCGAAAGACTTGCTACTGTCTTTGACTTTCTTTACAGTATCCTTAGCATCTTTCTGCGTAGCAAACTTTATACGAACAGTATCTTTTGGATTCTCATCCGTATAAAGCCTTCTACCAGAACCTTTGGGCTTCTTACCAGTCCCTACTTTAGGGTCTTTCTTTTTCCTCGGCACGATTAAGGTACAATTTGTCTATTAAAAGAAACATGTCCATCAGTAATCTTACCTGCTGTGCTAACACGAAGATATCCTCCACACTCAGGTAAAACAGTTTTTGCTTTTTCTTTTGAGTAAACAGGGAATGAAGCCAATACTTGGCTAAGTTTTATGTATCCTTTTGGAAGATTGCAGTTTCTGTATAGAATTTGCTCTTTTTTAATTGCAATATCAAAGTAAGGTACCTTCTTTTCCACCGCACCATTATTAGTGGGGGCAAGGTCACTAACTACTAACCGTAAGTCTCCACTAGCTGCTCCAAGATAAGGGTCGCATTTTTTAAGTCCGTCCCCTACGGCATCTCTTTCATTACTATATAGAGGTAAACTTCCGTAAACAGATGTGAACCTTACATAACCATTTGGTACTTGGCAACCATACTTTACAACTTCCTCTTGAGGAATAGCAATGTCAAGAGCATTTGTAAAGTCTCTATTTCCTGTTCCTGTACCACCTGTGCCCCCTGTACCCAAAATAGCAATAGAGTTAACAGTGCTCATTGAATACATATCACAGTTTTTTAGGCCTGCTGCTCTTGCATCTTCCTCATTTTTAAATGCAGGTAATCTTGCTATCACTGAGCTTAATCTTACATACCCTGCAGGTACAGCACATCCGTGCTTTACTAGGTTTTCTTTTTTAATTGATATATCGTAACTAGGCATTATTTCTTGTCTTTAATTTTATTTTTAAATGTTATTCTCAGCTTCCCATTCAAGCTGTTCAGTTAATTCCCGTAGTGCTTCTTTGAATCCCTCACTACCTTCAGCGTATTGGTCAAGGTTATCTGTCCATTTAGTGTTAAACCATCCAAGTTTTACAGTAAATCCTTTTCCAGTTGAGCTTTCGGCTCCATCATCTTCTAATTCCTTACCATCATAGTACAGTTTCTCTACAAACTCCCCAAAGTTAGTTTCGAGTATTCCAGCCGAAAGTTTCTTTTCGTCAAACTCTTCTCCCTCGTCAAGCTCAAGAACCCAGTTAGTTAACCACCCTTTCTCTTCGCTAATACAAGCCACTATAGGCACGTAATCGTCCTTAGTGAGCCCATCATACAAATTATCCCAATCAGGCTCTTCCTCGTCAAAGAAACCGCCTTCTCGGCTCCATAAGAACTGATGTTCAACTTCTTTCTCCTCTTCAGTATCTGTATCCGTCAAAGTTAGATTAGAAGTGGCAAAACTTCCAGAAAAATGCAAGATATCATCTAGGTCGTGCCAGTACTCATCACCAGATGATGTCATTTGAGGTATATTCTCATCCTCATTGTCATCCCACCCTTGTAGGATGTAGTCACTAAAGTCATCTTCATCTAACTGAGCCCAATAATTATAAAACTCTTCTGTTACTTGCCCGATGGTGACTTCTCCACCATAACTATGTCCTCTAAGGTGGTAAACTTTTTTACTCATGATTTTGGTTTTTTCTATTACTTATTATTTCAGAAAACTTTTCTGATGCTGTGAATCCTAGCCCTGCCATGACTATCCATTGTAAGGATTCAAACATATGTTGTTCTACGGTATAATCACAAAACAAATTTGATGTAAAAGCAATAAGCATAAAAAGTAGACACATGGCTGTGACCACTCTTTTGGAAGATACTGTTCCTCCCTCTGAAAACATTGCTTTAAAAAACTGTTTCATTTCCCTCTTAGTTTGTCAATAATAATATACGCTAATAATATAATAACTACTACAGCTGTTTCTATTGACATTTTATACTTTATTTTATCTAATCTTTTACATCATACCATTGTGTATTGCTACTCTTTGGTTCTTCTTTTTTCTTTGGTTCCTCCTTATCCATTTGTTTTAAAGTTTCATCTAACTCTAAAAATTTTGTCATGTCATAGGACCATATTCCAACCATAGTGGGGTGCTTTACATACAACTCACCTGATGTCTTCATATCCTCATACCTAGCTCTAGAGTCCCAGTAACTCTCTTCTTTAATAGGTTTATAATTTTTCTTAGCCATGTAATATAATAAAAATATTTGAATTATCCAAATTCATTACTTTAGTTGAGATGTTTATCTATACCAAGTTGAACTCTCTTTTCTACCTCTTCTAGAATAGTAAGGGCAGACAAACCATCAAGGCCTGATTCTTCTAATGAAGTCAGTAGGGTATCTTGTATCTCCACATCTTCCAACCCTTCTTTTTGGTATGTGTACCAAGCCATTGTAAGTTTGGATAATATTTTATGATGTCTAGCCTCTAGTGTCATACTATTGTTATATGTGGACTGATTTTTTCCATTACCTCGTCATATGTTGTGGCGTAAAGTCTTGGTAAAATACTCCCTTCGCTTTGTATTAGAGCTCTTCCCTTTTTGGTTTGAGATATGCTTCTAATGTCCTCTATCTTGATTAGCATAGTCTCTTGTTGCAGGTTGTCTATACTTTCGTCTATATCTTCTGAACAAAGGTCTTCGCATTGTTCTTGTAGCTTTTCTACGTTCAATCCTAGGGCTTCAGCCTTATCTTGTGCTTCTTCAAGACACTGAGAACACGACTCATCCATTTTACCTTCTACTTGGTAGAATGCTTGTAGTTCTAAAAATACTGGTTTGCTCATTATATTGATTTAGTTAGTAATTTCCTAGCCTCTGTTGTTAAAGAGCTTGCTCTTGACCTGTTAATGCTTCCACAAGAATCACATCTAAGTGCGTCATACTCAGACATATACGTTTTGTAGGTACCTACAACAGACAGGTCTGTTCCACCACAAGTTGCACAGCATGTAACATTTTCCCCAATATGTAGTCCCATATTTGGATGAGGAGTAATCCAAGAGCGTATTCTTAAATACACTTCTTCTAAAAGAGTTACGTCTTTGATATTGTACTCTTCCATTTTATCTAAAGACTCTTGTTCCCCCTCCATACAACCTTTCCATAGTTCAAAACCTCCAGTTTTCATCTTTTCTCCTAATTCCAAAAACTGTGCAACATAATCTAGTTTATTAGACGAAATGTTAAACTTCTTCCTGACATGTTTAAGGGTATCGATAGTCTGGTACGGTGTCGGTGGGTGTAAGCCCAGTTTCAGGAATCTAGTGTTAACTCTTTTGATATCAAATTTATCTCCGTTGTGTGCAATAACTATGTCTGCTTCGTTTAATAGTTCCCAGAAGTTTCTTACTATTCTAGAATCGTTTTGCTCCTTAGCTTCTTTTGGTGTAAGCTTTCCTGTGTATACTTTTTCTTCAAAGAGCCATTTAGCAGACCATGTTATAATAAACCAGTCTGATTCAAGCATAGATAGGTTGTAACCAACATTTTGATTCCACAGGCTCCATATATTAGCCATTAGAGGTGCGGTCTCTATATCAAATATCAATACTCTTGCAGGAGAAGACTTTGCAGCTTCCTGGTGGATAGCTATCTCTGTTTCAATGTCCCCTAGAGAGTTTATGTATCTACTAACAGCTCTCCTCCATGAATCAGAGTATTTGTACTTATGTTTTTTACAAAACTCTTCCGCTGTGTATGTAAAGTTACCATGCTTAGAATACAGTTCTAGTATCTCAGCAATATTTTTCTGTATAATGTCTTTTATAGCCATCTTAACAATTTAGGTCGTTTGGGAAATATCTCCCTAAGATGTTACCGTTATAATATTTACCGTTGTCCCTGATAACGTCCATCTTAAATTGAGCTTCAGTTTCGAGATAAGAAAGTTTCTTCTCGCAACTAGAAAACTCCCATATGTGTTTTTCAAACTGGTCACCTTCTTCTATATCCTTATTAAGCTCTACGTTAGAGCCTGTGTAAAGTTGCCAATCAGACTCTAATTTAGCCTTATGTACCCAAACAGGCAAGCCTTTTTTAGATTTTCTTTTGTTTTTGTGTCTTCTGACCTCTGCTCCTTCAAGTTTTAACTCTTGAAATCTTTTTACTCCAACCTTTTTCCAGTGGTACAAGCTCTTCTTCCCAATGTACATTTTATCCTTGCTAATATTTGTTATACAATAGATAAATCCTATAGCATCCGATGGGACTTGGTCTATGCCCCTTATCTTTTTATCATCGTAAATCCACATTACCAGCCACAAATTTTTTCGTACTGCTCCATAAATTTAGCCACCATAGGGTCTCTGTAGTTTTGTTGAAGTTCTACATGTACCATTTCATCTAACTTATCTGCAGTCTCTATAAGTTGATTAAATCCACTACGGCTAGGCTGTTTCAAATCGTTTTGCTTAAGGTCTCCTGTAAATATCATGAGAGAGCCTTTACCAAGTCTTGTACAAAATAGATATGTCTGAAGTTTAGTTAAGTTCTGTGCTTCATCTATAATCATTACACTGTTTGTGACAGTTCTACCTCTAGCGAATTGTAGAGGTAGTAATTCTAACTGACCATCTTTCAGCCATTTTTCTACTTCTTTCTTACCATTATCTCGGAGTATCTCCATGTTCTCTATAACAGGAGCACACCACTGCCTCATCTTTTCATCTTTGTTTCCTGGAAGGTACCCCATATCCTCTGTAGAGACCTGTGGGCGAGCTATATACATCTTCTCTACTCCTCCTTTCAAAAACAAATCTAAAGCTATCTGTGAGGCTAGGAATGTCTTTGACGTACCTGCCTTACCAGTAATGATAGCAATCTTAGAGTCAAGAATCTTTTCTTTTGCAAGTTTTTGTTCTTCACTTAACTCATACTTAAAAGACGGGTTGGTTTTTGTCTTTCTAGTACTTAAGTCTTCTCTCATCTGTTGTAATGTTTAATAATTTCATCCCTAAGAGTTTCCTCTAGGTCAGGATTTTCTTCAAGTAAAGCAAACACTGCTTTCTTGCCTTGTCCAAGTTGCGTACCATCATAACTGTACCAAGCTCCTTTTTTATCTATTAATCCAAGAGCTATAGCCATGTCTACCACTTCCTCTTTTGCATCAATACCAATACCAAACCTTAGTTGGAATGAATGCTTTTGTAAAGGAGGATATGTTTTATTTTTCTCTGTAGTTGCAGTAACTAGATTAGATACCTGCCTGTCTATGCCATCAACTTTTTCTTTGTTACCAGCAGACTTGCTAGATGTGAGTTTAATCCGTATTGAAGAGTAAAATTTAAGTGCATTACCACCAGTTGTAACATCTGGAGAGCCATACATAACACCAATCTTTTGTCTGAGTTGGTTCACAAACATAAGTGTGCAATTATTTCTACTTGCAATTGGAGACAAGACACGCATGGCTTGTGACATAAGTCTTGCATGAACACCCATCTTGTTTTCACCTGCCTCCCCTTCTGATTCTACAGAAGGCACCATAGTAGCTACTGAGTCTACTACAACTAGCCCCACCTCTCCAGTGTCAGCTAGTGTTTTTGTTATCTCTATAGCTTCCTCACCACTACTCGGTTGACAAAATATAAGCTCTTCAGTATTCACGCCCAAAGCTTCTGCGTAATTCTTATCAAAAGCATGCTCCATATCAACAAAAGCACATCTTTTTCCCATGGCTTGGGCCTCAGCAATAGCGTGTATACACAATGTACTCTTTCCTGAAGATTCCCAACCAAAAAGTTCAATAACTCTTCCTAAAGGATACCCTCCTCCTGTAATAACGTCTAAACCCAGTGAGCCTGTTGATATTCTTTCTAATTTTTCAAAGGCTTCATTCTCTCCCAAATGAAAAACTGAACCTGAGCCGAAATTTTTATTTAGCTTGGCCAAAGCATCATTGAGTTTACTACTCATCATTAAGGTGGGTTTTAAATTGTCTAAAAAAAGTTTCTACCAAAACAGTTGCTATTCCACAACGAATATCGAAAAGAAACATTTCAAATACCAAATCATCTAATTCCATTTGGTATTTATCAAACATATCATCCGTCAGCAAGTCCTCATCTACATAGTCTAAGACACAGTCCCTGTAACTGTTGAAATACTCCCTGTCAAGAAGTTGGTGATTATCATCCATAACTGCAAGTCATTTATTCTGCAATATAATAATTACTTTTGACATAGACAAGTAGATTACATACTTTTTTTATGTAAAATATTTTTGTAAAAAATCCTTGCAAATGTCAGAAACTTTTTTTATATTTGCATATCTTCAATAAGGGAAGGGGAGAAAGGGGGGACTATAGGGGGGTTTTGGGGATAGGTTGTAGGGTGTAGGTTTAAAAATATTTTTTTCCTATAGAATCCTATTTGAGGATAAAAAGTTTATAACTATTTAACTTTATATGGATTATATATCTATATAAATTATTATATTTGAAATTATGGCAAAATATAGAACGTTACCGTTTTTTTTAAATTATACAGATAAAGTTGATTTAATTCAAAAACTACTTGAAATATACAGTGCCACAACAACACATTTAACACAGAGAGACATTGACCTTCTAACTTTGTGTTTTCTATACAACATTAATTCTAAAGACTTTAAAGATAAAGTTATATCTGCAAATTTAGGTATAAAAACACATCAGAATGTCACTACAATGTTTTCAAGGCTTAAGAAAAAGGGTTTAGTAATAAAGCACCCTGTGAAGAACAGGAAGGACCTTAACCCTGACTTAGAAAAGCTTAAGATAGCTGTTGATGATTACCCTAATATAGCAGTACAGATGATGTACACAAAGAATGAAGTTTGAAGATAAAATATATTTTTTAAGTGATATACTTGATGAGTATGAAAAAAGGGGAGGAGATAGGGATGCTGCAGAGGCAATGTACTGGACTCTAGTTGATGAGTTGATAGATGATATCAGCAATACTGACAGTGTTGTGTATAAGATTAGCAACTTTGGCACACTGTACTATACAGTAGACTCTCTACACAACACAATAAATGGGTTGGAACGTATTTTGAACAACAATCGGTATAAAAACGAAAATGATAAAAAAAATATTGAAAAAAATTTATCAGTTTTCAGGGAAAAATTAGAAAAAATGTCTATCTTAATTGATAGAGCTAAAGAACAAAAATTAAAAAATATATGGTTCTTTAGAAAAAGGTTTAACCCTAAACTTATTAAAAATGGGTAAGATAAGACCAAATAGAATAGTAAAAGGATGGGCTAATCATCTTTTAGGAAAAGACTTAGGTTTCAATGAAATACGTTATGAAACCTGTTTGGCATGCGAACACAGAAATAAATTACTTGATACTTGTAATATTTGTGGTTGTGTACTGAAAGCTAAAACAAAAGTAGCAGAGGAGGTGTGTCCAGAAAACTTATGGCACGATATCAAGGAGTTCCAAGGTAGAGGGCTGGCCGTAAGAGTTCATGAGTTTGAAAAAATGAGTATAGAATCAACTGATAACATCATAGTTATTGAGTATAGAGAACCTCTAATATTAAACTCTAATATTAACACTTCTGAGTTTAAAGTAGACCTAATCAACTGTAGAGGAGATTATGAAGACTTTGAATCACAAGACATACCTCTAAATAACATATTCACAAAAGTTTGTTCATGTTTTTCTGTTAAGCACTTGAAAAACTCTTTGAAAGAAGGAGAAAACTTGACGATGACTATAAAGTATAATACTAAAATACCAGGTATCATTGATAAAAGATTAAAAGTACACACCGATAAGGATGTGTTTGTAATTAGAATTAAAGGAGACGTAATAGAAGAATAATGGATTCACTAAGAAAATCACATATAACAGACTTGCTTTCATCAGCTATTAAAGACAACCCTGATTTAAGGGTTATGGAAATACTACGAGCAGTATTCAGAGTTAAAAATTACAAGAACACTGGTTCTGCTGAAAAGTTCTTTCTACATGCTACTGATGAGCAACTATCAAGAGTTCTTGAAGATACGGTAAGAGACTTAAAAGAAAATAAATAGATATGACAAAAGAGCAAATCAAATATGCAGAAAATGTAGTTAAGTATAATATTGAGTTGTACGAAAAACTATTGGAATACGCACAATCGTTAAGCGAGGAAGAAGAAGCAGAAAAGTATGTAAAGTTTCTAGCTGTATCATCCTCTCAGGAGTGTTTGTTTAAGATTAAAGAAATATTTACTCATTGTAAACAATTATTTAATAAATCATTAGATATACCGTCCGAAGTGGAAGCAAAGATGAACGACATGAAACCAGCCTTTAGTTTAAAAGGGGATGTTTTAGTAAATGTATCGGGCATGGAAGCTTCAGAGATGTTAGATTTTGTTAGAGATGCTGTAAGTAAGTCTAAAGATACTAATGAAGACAACGGAGACTCCTAACATATCATATAAAGAGTTTTTAATAAACCAACCAGAGCCTTCTAGAGAGGACTCCAACTATGTTTCATTTTGGATGAGGCATATAAATTACTGTAAGTCTGGGGTAAATGTAGGTGGGGTATACATCTCTGGATGGTTGTATTGGCACCTGAATTTTTTTAAACTATCCATAGATAAGAGGGATGAGTTTGGTAATTCTGTGAGAGTGGTCACCAACCCTCATCTTAGAGATAATGAGTGGCTCATAAACTGGTGTTATAATGAAGCAGATAAAAATGGTAAACAACCTATTCTTGCGTTTGGTACAAGACGATTCGCTAAGACATCTTTTATTTCATCAAGAGTTGCTTATAATACTTTTATATTTCAGTATAGTAATCCTTTAATTATTGGAGGGTCACAGTCTGACTTAAACAATATTACCAAGTATCTTGATGAGTTCTATGAGAAAAGACCTGATTGCTTTTCTGATTTTGTAAAAATCAATGATTGGAACAAAGCAACCTCCTCGGATGTTGAAATAGAGTTCAACAAAAGAATAGTAACAAAAGGCAGAAATCCTATCAACCCTCTCAGTTACGAGTTCTTTCCTATTAATGAAAAGCCAAATGATAACTCTTTTGCGTTTTCAAGGGTATCAGTTAGAAACCTTCAACAAGGACAAGTTACTTCAAAAGAAGAATTACTAGCGGGTATCACCCCTACAGAAGCTGTGTGGGATGAGGTAGGTAAGTATTTATATTCTAAACAAAGGTCTGCACTATTGCCTGCTATTGAGAATGACCTTGGCGAAAGACGATTTGTAGAGTTATTAATTGGTACAGGGGGTAATACAGACTTTGCTGCAGATGCGGAGATGGATTTCTTGTTTACTGAGAAGTCTAGCTTTTTTCATTTTAATGTAGAGGATTATTTAAAGGAAATCAAACATGAACATTTTCAATATAATCAAGACACTGATAAGCAAGTTAGTCTTTTTGTCCCTGCCCAGATGTCTAACAAGGGGGGCCAGAAGAGAGAAATACCGTTGGTACAATATCTCAACCGAACCTTCTCTGAGGAACAAATTAACGACTTGGATGGTTTCACTATTCAAGTAACTGACTGGGAGGCATCTAATGAAAAGGTTCAAGGATTTATTGACTCTGAACATGCTAAGTCCCCTGATAAGGGGAAGAAAGCTCAAATGTATTATCCTTTTCAACCAGAGGACTGCTTTCTATTTTCGGGTAACAATCCGTTCCCCGTGGAACAAGCTAAAAAGACACAAGATATTATTGTTGTCCAGGGTACAACGGGAGAGTATGTTACTCTTGACATGACCCATCATGGTATGATTTCTGTTTCTCAGACTACTCTTCAGCCTGTTGAGGAGTACCCGTTTAAAGGTGGTGCTTACGAGGCCCCTAGTGTTATTTATGAAAGACCTATTTATGAGGACCCAAGGCAGATAAAAAGAGGCACTTATGTTGCAGGATTTGATGGTGCCAAGGTAGCCACTTCAACAACATCAGACTCTTTAAACTGTCTTTACATATATAAAAGACAAGCAGGTGTTTCAGGTTTTCAAAACCAAATAGTTGCACAACTAACAGGTAGGCCCCACATGGACAACTTGTACTACAGACAGGCTATGTTACTATTAAAACTTTATAACGCTGAATGTTTGCCAGAGGCAGATGTACCTTTTGTAAAGTTCTTGCGTAGCCAAAAAGCAGAGTATCTTATAGCTCAAGCAAAAGGCACCAATCTTAGAATTAATGAGAACAGTAGGGCAAATGTAGATTATGGGTTACCTGCTACTGCAAGAAATAAAGAACATTTACTAAAACTACTTAAAAATTATTGTTGGGAACAAATACCAACTGGTGAAACAGGTGCAGATGGGGAGGATATAACTGTGTTAGGAGTAACAAGAATAACTGACCCAATGTTACTAGAAGAGATAATCAAGTTTGGTAACTACAAAAACTATGACCGAATAATGTCTTTTGGCCACGCATTGATATGGGATGAGGAGTTATCTATCAATAATATCAAAGGTTCAGAGGACCAGTACACGATAAAAAGAGACAACTTTGCCAAGTTAACTGATAAAAGGTTTGGCAGAAGCAGATACCAATAATTGTAAGGTATTTGGTTATTAAACAATAATTAAGTACATTCGCATACTAGCTTATAAGCCTATGTTTTTCGATATAAATTTAAAAGATGCCCCGTATTTAGGTAGTACTTTAAGGCTACCTGCTCAGGCATTACCAAATAGCAAGAAAACCAAGGCATGGTTTAAAGATTGTATGGATACCTTGGAGACTATTGGTATAAGACAATTAAATGTAAGCCGAAGACGTTTTGAAGATGCGTACAGAATAGTAGAAGGAAGTTACGCATATAGCGATGTAGCAGACACTTCAGCATTCCTATCGGAGGTAGATATGTTAAGGTCTCAGGCAGAAATTGCAGAGGACCTACAGCATTATGGTTTTATAGAGCCAATAGTAAACACTCTAATTGGTGAATACATAAAGAAGCCGAATCCTACCATCATCCACGCAAACGACCCTACTTCCACTAACGAATATCTTAGAAGAAAGAAAGATGAGTTATGGAAAAGAGTCTCAGAAGTTGTTAACTCAGAGTTAGAACTTAAGTTACTGAGTATGGGTGTAGACCCTAATAGGCAGAAATTTGAGAGTGAGGAAGAAAAAGCAGCTTATCAACAACAGTTGAGAGAACTAAAGCAGAAAAATATTCCTCAAGAGGTTCAAATGTATATGAACACAGAATGGAAGCCTAATTACATAGCATGGGCAGAGCAGACTTTAGAGGAGTCTGAAACTCGTTTCCATTTAGACGAACTTTACAGAGATTTATTTAGGGACTACTTAATTACAGGTAGGTGCTTTCTGCACTACAGGATAGGTCACGACTATTTTAAACCAGAAAGATGGTCTCCTTTAAATACATTTACATCTATCACACAGGATGAAAAATACCCTGAACTAGGAGAGTATGTGGGCCGTGTGCAGTACCTAACACAGAATCAAGTAGTTCAGAACTTTGGTCACATGATAACAGAGGCTGAAAAAAGAGACTTGTTGAAATCTAAACATTACCAAAAGTCTGATGAAGTAGGTGTGTCAGGTATCAATAATACTCAAGACTTTTTGGAAAACTTTGGAGGAACTCTTAAGAGAGTGCCTTATGCTGATTATATCCCGTATGAAAATATTGGAGTTATACAAGACCAGACAGGTGTAGACTTAGGGTATAGAGGGAGTTTTCCTAACCAAAACATGGCTCTAAACATGTTCTTTAACGATTATGATAATCGTCATGACCTTGTAAGAGTAGTTGAAGCATATTGGGTGTCTTACAGGAGAGTAGGATATTTAACTTTCAGAAGACCTGAAACAAACGAGGTAATAAGTGAAATAGTTACAGATGATATTCTTAACGAATTGATTAATGAGTATAAAATTAAAAAACTCAAAACTGTAACTCTGGAGCAGAACGCAAAGAATCCTCAAGAAAACACTATTGTTTGGGATTACCTTCCAGAGGTAAGATACGGTGTCAAAATACTTAGAGAGAACACCGACCTAAGAGAACATTTGTATTTGTACGGAGACCCAATTGAGCACCAACTTAGAGGAGAGAGTTCAATGTTTGATACTCTTTTACCTGTAGCTGGTATGCTGGAAAACACATCACTTGTTTCAAGAGTAGAAATAGACCAAATTGAATATTCTCTTGCTATGAATATGGCTAGAGACTATATGTCTAAAGAGCTTGGATTGTTCTTCTTAATGGACTTAGCATATATGCCTGAGTTTTTAAAAGACTACGGAGGAGACGAAGCTATTGGTAAACTAATGGAAGTAACAAGAAATCTTGGGCTTCTTCCTGTAGACTCCTCACAAGCTAGGGGAACAGCCTTTAATAACTTCCAGATGGTCAACATGGACCTTACTGCGGCTATGCTAGGCAAGATGAATTTTGCTCAAGCTATTAAAAATAGAGCTTTTGAAAAACTAGGACTATCTCCTCAGCGTATGGCTATGCCTACCGAGCAGACAACTGCAACTGGTGTACAGGTTACACAAGATGCTTCATACTCACAAACAGAAGTGTGGTTTGATAAGTTTGCTAAGTTTCAACAAAGAGCTGCTGAGATGTACATTAATGTCGCTCAGTGGGTTCAAAAATTCGGTATAGATAATACGGTTAACTTTACAGATAGCGACAGGATGAGGCATTTGATATCTTTAAATGACCCTAATCTTCCTATCAGAAGGTTCAAAATATACACTCAAAACAATTCTAAGAGACGAAGTGAGCTTGAGCTTTTGAAACAAACTTACTTCAGAGATAATACAATATCTAAGAATTTAGAGGATATGGCTCAGGTTATCTCTGCCGATTCCACAGCCAAAATATTGCAGCTTGCAAAATTATCTAGACAGAAAACACAATTGCAACAACAGCAGCAACAACAGCAGCAGTTACAAGCTATTGAAATGCAAAAAGCTGCAGATATGGAGAAAGAACAACTCAAGCAAACACACAAAATTGAGTTAGAGAAACTTAAGGGAGAAATATCTTTGAACAAACAGGCAATATTAGCGTTAGGATTTATGAAGCCAGGGGAGGATGGGCAGACTACAGAGGAGACTCCTTTAGTTTTGGAGCAACTAAAAGCATCGACAGAAGCGATTAATCAGCAGTTTCAACAAAGACAAAGTGCTGAACAGGGCAGAAGACAAGCTATAGATTCTGATAGAAGGTATCAAATGCAACAAAGAGAGATATCTTTACGAGAAGATGAGCTAAGAACACGCCAACAAGTTGCACAAAAGGAGCTTCAAATAGCACAAACTAACAAAAACCGTTATGATACGAAAACATAACAAAAACTGTAATGTATAAGTTACATTTGTTTTTAAGTTGGATAATATAAAAATTATATTTACTTTCACATTCCAAAATCACCACAATGTCAGAAGAAAGCAAAAATCCGTTTACTATAGGTAAACCTTTTACAATAGAATTCGAGGACGAAACTTCTAACTCGATTACAGAAGAAGACGTAAAAGAAGAAGCATCGTCCCCGAAAGAGGATAAAGCTGAACAAGTAGTAGAGGAAAAAATTAGAGAGGAGGAAACTCCTGAACCTTCAGAAGAAGGTAGAATCAAAATAGAAGATATTCTTGATAAGCCAGTTCAATTGGATGACACACCAGCTGGGGAAACTAAACAAGATGAACAAGCAAAAGAGGCTGTAACCGAAGCATTATCTTCAACAGACCTTGATTTTGATTTTAAAGAAGTAACAGAACGTCTTGTAAAAGCTGGGTTTTGGGAAGATTTCGAAGGAAGAGATGAGCTTGAAGTTGATAAGGAAACTTTTGAAGAGCTTTCAAAACAACAAGATACTTGGAAAAGGGAGTCACTAGCGAATACATTGTATTCAAGCCTTGACCCTGCTGAGAAAGAATACTTAGCTTTTAAGAAAAATGGGGGAGACCTTAATTCTTATTATGAGTCTAAGAAAGTAGTTGACCGAATTGGTCAAATTGATTTGGACTCAGACCAAGGAAAATTAAATTCCATCTACACCTACTACAAAAATTTTGTAGGGTGGAGCGATGAAAAGATAAATAAGCATTTAGGCCGAATAGCCAAGGACACAGATGACTTGGAAGAAGAGGCTCAGACTGCTTATAATTTTATTCAGGGACATGCCAAGAAAGAGCATGAGCAACTTTTGAACAGTCAAAAGAGAGCCGCTGAAGAAAGAGAGCAAGCTGTTAAGTCTTACAAAAAGAATTTAAGAGCTGTTTTAAAAGAACAAAAAATGAACAACAATCAAATAAAGACTGTTGTTGATGGCTTGACCAAAGTTGATGAAACAGGCTTTGCGGAGATTGATAAGGCATTTCTACAATTTAGAAATAACCCAGAGTACTCTGTATTGCTATATAGGTTCCTCACCGACTTCGACTCTTTTGTAGAAGAGGTGTCTTCTAAGAAAGAGCAAGAAACTAAGAAGAAAGTTTTTATGGAACTTAAAAAGTCTAAGAAGGTTCAGGAGGAGAAAAAAGACTTTTCATTTAGACCTACGAGGGATAGGCAAACAAAAAATCCCTTTCTTAAATAGTATTATTCACAATTTATAAAATTTAAACACCGAGTACAATGGGAAAAGAAAATTTTAATGGGCAGTTTATTGGAGCGAACTTCAATGACTCTACGGTGATTGGTGTTACCAATAAGAGCGACATCCAATCCCAATTCGGCTATCTCGACTCAGTTGCTTTGAAAGCATCTGATTATGTCGATGACAGAACATCACTAGGAATGCTTGAGCTATTTGAAAATGCTCGAATCGTAAATGTTCCTTTTATTAAAGATGCTCTGAAAAATTCAGACAAAATTTATGTTAACGGAATCCGAGGAAGCTTCGACTACGAAATCGCAATGGAAATTGATAAGCCATGCGTTATTCAAAACGTAGAAGAAGGTAATTACTTAGGTATTGATGGTTCATTCTTCGATATCAAGTTATCACATCCTTACTCCCCTGGTGACATTCTTACTTACGACCCAGTTGATGGAGAGCAAGTAATTGTTATCGAAGATTCAGAAGTTGTAGATGAGGGTGACGGTTACGTTCACACTGTACAGCTTGTAACAAGAGACAGAAGCAAATACTTCCCTTCTTCTAAATTGAAGCCAGGTACTGAGTATGTTAAAATTGACCACATCGCTGGTGAGTTTGACACTCAATACTCTGCTCCTAACATGATGGGATTAGCACAAAACTCTGTAAAACTTCAGTATACGTTAGGCGATTACCGTGCGGTACAAGTTGGATACTCTGCTTACGCAGACGTTCTTACTGTAAATGGTAAAGAAGCATCTCACTTAACTGAGAGAATTCAAAAAATGCAAGACCGTTTAGGAGGAGATTACTTCTTCGTAGGTCAAGTTAATCCTAACAGTGGTAAACTACTTAAAAACACAGTTAGAGTTCAGCCTATCATGGAAGCTCTTGCAATGGCTGAGTTAATGAAGCTTACTGCAATGGGTATGATGTTCGACAGAGGAGCTACAATCACAGGAATCAACGGTTCTAAGATTGTAAATGAAGGTCTTTACCACCAGTTGCGTAGAGGTCACAGATTCATCTACAAAAATGTAAATGAGTTACGTCAGTTGATTCAAAGAGCTGCTGAGATTATCTATCACGGTACTTCTATTCAGATTCACGACAGACGAATGGTATTCAAAGCTGGATTCAATGCACACAACTTAGTTCGTGAGCTATTCAAAGAAGAATTCAAGAATACTACTCCAGTACACATCGACCAAGAAGCACTTCCAGTAAAAGTTCTTTCTGGAAATGACAGATACAACTTACAGTATCAGTCTTACGCTATCGGTGAAGCATTCCTTAACGGAATTGGTACAGTAAGAGTTGAGCACGACCCATCTCTTGATTACGATAGCTTTGGTGACTACATCAGCCGAGGATACTCTGCTGGATTGTCTAAGCGTTCTTACACATTGGTTATGTACGATATCAGTGACCCAATGTACTCTAACGTATTCGATAGAAGTGTAATGCCAAAAGGTGTTGAGATTGACAATGCTTCTCAAGGTACTAGTAACCTTTACATTGTTAAGCCTAAGAATGTGCCTGATTTCTCTTACGGTTCTACTAATGGTCCAGTATTCGAGCAAGGGTTCAACTACTCACGACCACAACCTGGTAGAGAGTTCACTTGCATGTCTTCCATGTCCGCATGGATTCCAGACAAGTCTAGAGTTGTAATGATTGAGAAGCTCGAAACTAATGACTTCTAATCAAGCTTTATAATTTAATTAGTGGGGGAGGTTCTACTCCCCCAATTTAAAAGGCTTTTAAATTTAGAAATTATGCATAAGAAGAAAGGAAAGAAAAAAGAAAGTATGAAGATGTACGGAGACGGTGGTAACAAGATGATGTCATACGGAGACGGTGGCATGCATCACAACCCACACGGATTTGGTGTAGA